CCACTTATGCGGCAGCAACTGATCGATCTCACTCGCCCGCTGCGTCGGCAGGCGCGTGAGAACATTCTTCAAATATGCATACGGATCATGACCATTCAGGCGCGCAGTATGGATCAGACTCATGATCGCTGCCGCCCGTTTGCCGCTGCGTAAGGACCCTGCAAAGAGCCAGTTCTTGCGGCCAAGGGCCCATGGTCGGATCTGGTTCTCTGGTGCCCGCTCAGTACGAGAAAAACCTTAACATCGTGATCCGGGATCAGTTGACCACTACAAATTGACTTTGTGTAGTGGTCACTTTCACCACAACCCACTCAGCAGTAGAGCGTGTCGCGACCGTACAGAACGCGGTCAGGCATCAGCAGAACATTGACACTGTTGTCCTCGCCGGTATGCACGTCCTCTTCACCTTCGGATACATGCAAGCGCGCCCCTTCGATTGAATAACTGCCTTTCAATGCCAAAAAGCTTTGCTCGTCGTCATAGCTGCCAGCCTCTTCCTCTTTAGGCATGATCATGCCGCCTACCAGGGAGTATTTGATTTGCAAAGCACCTTTCTCGCGCATCGCTTGATCGAGAGTAGCCATGGTATCCTCTGGTGAGCCGATACCACTGTGGTGATAGACACCCAGCACCGGAAGCCCTTCTCTATCCATGCCTCTTGCACACACTGCAATGCAGGGTCCCAGGCCAGTGGTGCCAATGCCTTGGCAGCCGTCTTTAGAGTTGATGACATCGAACTCGTCCATGTCGACATCCCTCACGTTTGAGGCCAACACGTTGCTGCCTCTAGGCACAAACTCAATCGGCCCACCTCTAAACAACTCGGCGTGCAGCCGCTCAAGCGCCCTGAAGGGCGCGCGGTCCTGATCATTGACCGGTCGGTGGCTTAGCTCGCGTGACGATGAGCCAATTTGATAGACTTGCCTGCCACCGCCCAATAAGGAGTTGGATGTAACTGGGATTTCTAGCCCACCAGCCGCAGGTTTGAAGTGTCGTTGTTGGAGCGTGTTGAGAGCGTTCAAGTGTGGGCTGTTGGAAGGGCCTGCTTGAGTGTTAATGTTTAGGCGTTGAGCATCAAAAGCTTTAGCTAACATTGTGTCCCTGCGGCACTGCTCAGACGGGCTCCCCATCAATTGGCGCAGTCGCTGGGCCTGCATGCTTAGCGTTGCCCCCGGCCTTTGTAGCCCTTCCGACGCTTGGGCGATAGATGTTGTGGTGGCAACTAGAGGNGCATGCGTCCGGCCATCACGCCTTGCGTGATTAAACCGGTTGCCACTTATGCGGTAACAGCTGATCGATTTCACTCGCCCGCTGCGTCGGCAGACGCGTGAACACGTCTTTCAGATACGCATACGGATCATGCCCATTCAGTCGCGCAGACTGGATCAAGCTCATGATTGCCGCTGCCCGTTGTCCACTGCGTAGTGATCCAGCAAAGAGCCAGTTCTTGCGTCCAAGAGCCCATGGCCGGATCTGGTTCTCTGCCCAATTGTTGTCTATGGGTACTGCCCCGAAAGAAGCTGCCCCTCAGATTCTGGCCGCTGTAGACGTGATGTTTGAGAAGATTCGCATAGCGATGCAAGATGTCCCGGAACCTTCGGCTGAAGAACAGCCATAATACGGAAAACCTCCTCCAGAATATGGGTGGAAATCAGCGGATCGTAGAGACTGTAAATGTACTCCATTGCCGCATTTTTCATCGCTTCAGTGACGATGACTTGGCTTAGCTCGCTAGGCGGTCTCCCAGCAAACCGCGCAAGGTCTGCAAGGCTTTGCTCATTAAGCCAGTTTGAAATATCCCTCAAGCCAGCCTCCTGCGACCATGCCGCATCATGTTGATTTATGGTTTGAATGTTTGTTTGAAGTTTGTGGACAACGAGTGCAGACCACCGCCGAGGGTCGACAACTTGTAGCCGTTGGCGGTGTATCGGCCTTGCCCGCTTCCCGGCGGTGTCCAGAGGAATGACTTGAAACCCTCGTGCCGATCTAGAAAATCCTGAACCTGCTGGAGCTCTTGACCAGCGCCGTAGCGCCCCGTCACGGTCACGTCCCACGCCTGCGATTTGGTGTTGATGCCGACGCCGCCTGCCTGGGTGTAGCCATCTCCGAAGTCGTTCGACCAGGTGCGCTGCTTCACGTCCCCGGACGCTCCGACCTGTACATCAAAATCGAATGCCTCAGCCATTACGCGCGCCTCCAGAGCAAGCCGCCCTGCCCCATTTCACGCTGCAGTACGCTGCGCACCTCTTGAGCCAACGCTTCGCCAGCAGCTTTACCCTGTCGCATTGCATCTGCATCGCTGACGCCGGGCTGGGCTTGCACGGTAACGGGTGCGTTGATGGTGATCGGGGTGCCGCCGCCCCCGCCAGTTCCAGACTTGTCGGCGAGGTACTTGGTCAGGTCGCGGTTCTGGTTAGGGTTGAGCACTCGCTCGCCACCATCGAGCAGCCAGGTGCCTTCCTTCGGGATGTTGTCCATACCGTTGTGGGCCATACCGGCTAGGGCTGATGCGGATACGGCGGCGACCATTGGCGCAGTTGCAGCAGCAGCAGCGAGTGCGGCGGCCGGCGCAGCAGCTGGACCGATCAGCGGAATACCGGCGGTCGATGCGTAAGCGTTCAGCGCTGCCTGCGCAGACGCTGCCTGCGCGTTGGCGATCAAGCCGGTGGCCGCCGCCGATTGCCCGCTTTTACCAACGAGCAGTTGAATGCCCTGATAGATCAGCCACTGCGCCGCCATGTCGCTCAGAGCATTGATAACCGACTTGGACATGTTCCCAGTGAAGTCAGCGATAGCGTCTCCAGCGTCCTTTGCACCGGTGACCACGTCGGAAAACACGTTACCCAGGCCGCCGGTCAAATCATCTAGACTGCCAGACACGAAATCGGCCGCGATCGCAGAATAGTTTTCGGCGGCGTCCACATAGTGTTGCCAGGCATCACTTACGCCGGCCATCCAGTTGGACTGGGCCTCGTCGAGCTGATTGTAATAGTCCTGCTGGATGACCATTCGTTCGGCCAGCGCCTCGGAGAGCATGCCGGTCTCATTGGCGTAAAGCTCGGCGCTGATATCGCCGGAGTTGCGCTGCGCCTGAAGGTCTGCAGCCTTGCGCGCGTAATCCCCCAGAATGGCCATATCCTGCTTCAGGCGGTCCCGGGCCTTGTCGCCCATCCCTGCGCCAGCAAGCTCCATATCGAAGCCGCCGCCTGTGGCAGCATTCTCATCCTTCAGCGTGGCAAGGAAGCTAACCGCCTTGGCCTCTTCCTCGTTCGCTACCTTGAGTTTTTGGAGAGCATCCAGCTCCGATGCCAGTCCCTCGAGGCGCTTCTGCTGAACAGCGTTGATCCCGACCAGCTTGCCCGATGCAACTTCGAAGCGAATCTTGTCCACTTCCGTAGCGTTTTTCTGCGCGTCCTTGCTGGTATTGATCAGCGCGATCTGACGCTGCAGGTCGGTCTCTGAACCCTTGACGGTATCGCTCAGTTTCTTCGCCGCCGACGCGGCGTCCTTTGCAGCCTGCTTGGCCGCTTCCAGAGCTTTAGGATCGACTCCGCTGCCCTTTCCACCCTGATCACTGAAGCCGGTACCACCAAATAGGCGCTGGTACTCGCCCGCAGCAGCCCGCGCATCGGTGATGTATTTCTGAATCGTATCGCCCGCGAGGGGCGTTTCGAGACTTTCCTTGATCCCAGCTGCCGCCTCAGCGGCAGCGCCAAAGTTCACTTTAGCCTCATCGCGCAGGCGCACACTGTCTGCTATGAACTGTTTGGACACATCACCAATGGTGAACTTTGCCAAACCCGCCGCGACATCCGCCATCATCGAAGATGTATAGCCAACTGCCGTCGCATACATACCTACAAGGGTATCCGAAACGATCTTGAATACTCTCGTAACTCCATCGCCAGCACTAACGACAAATGCAGTTGCGGTAACGAGCTTGTCGCCCATCTCCCCCACGACCTTTGTTACACCGCCGCCCGCTTTGACGCTGTCGTTAAGGTCTTTTGTCAATTGCTGAACCACTGGCATGAAATCATCAGCGATCTTGTTTTTTGTCCCCTGCAAGTTCTGCATGAGCCCCACAAGCTCGCTCGAAAACTGTTTCGAGACGGCTATGGTTTGAACGCTGAGAATAGCGCCGGCGGACTCCGCAGCATCGCCCAGCTGCTTGAACTCTTTCCCACTGTTGCGCAATAAGGGAACGAGCGCACTAGCCTCGTCGGCAATGCCTTCCATATAGAAGGTCATTTCAGCCTGGGAGACATTCGCTTTCTCAAGGGTCGAAACATACAACTGAAGAGCTTCGGCGCTGTTGAGCTTTTTGAAACTTTCCGCTGTCACGCCGACCTTCGGCGCGATGACCTCGAAGAAATCTTTTAGCTCGCCGCCGCCGGTGTTGAAGAAATCGCCCAGCTTGTCGTTGGTATCCTTGAAGATGTCCGCGAGCTTGTCCTGCTCAACGCCAACAGTTTTCGCACCCGCCGCGTACTTCTGGAACTCGGTTGTTCCAAGACCAGCCAGCGCTGCAAGGTTGGAGATTTCCTTAGCGCTGCCGGCCGTGCAGGCGACCAGCCCTGTCAGAGCGGCAGGGACAGCTGCGATTGCAACGCCCACACCCTTGGCCAGGTTTTCAAAAGACTTGGCAATTTCCGCGTTGCGTTTCTTTGCCTCTTGGCTCGCCCTGTCAAGAGGGCCAGTGAAGGAACCGATCCTGGCCACCAAATCCAGCGTGAGCGTGCCCAGTGACTTGCTCATTCAACTCGCCTCCAAAGGTAAAGCCCGCTGTGCGGGCCTTTTAAGTTTTATGCCCAGCTTTCCATAGCCTGCTCGAGACTGATGGGCGGCTCGACCTCATGCTGCATGAAGTCGAAAATCTTGTACGGACCGTCCTTGTAATTCACGTTGGCGTACATCATTGCGAGCAATGCCGATCCGCGTTCCACCCGCATGCCGATGTTCAGAGAGCCACGTAGCGCCCGGTACTTCAGCCAGGACCTGAATTCATTCAGGCTGAGGGTTTCCTTGGCTTCCGCGATCGTACGCCCGCCGATGCCGGCGAGGACGAGCTCGTGCCAGAACTCTTCTTCGTCGGAGAGGGCGCCGTCTTTCCCAAGTTGTTGACCTGGGCGATGACTGTCAGCAACGCGAAAGTCAGGCTGGGGTCGAGCGAGCCACGCGTTGGATCAGCTTCACCGGTGATGTCTTCAACCGTGAAGACGGGCTTCCCCTCTTCGTCGCAGATACTTGCGGCAATTCGGCCCGCGTGAACCTGCACCTTGCCAGCGGCGGATAGCGCATCGTTGATCGCCGTTTGAAACCCCAGCGGCCTGACGTAGACCGTGGCGACGATTTCTTCTTCGCCCTGCTGCCATTTGATTTCTTTCTCAACGGGGCGGCCGGTAAACGCACCGACGCCGCGCAAGCTTTCAAGACTTAATTTCATCGCGATGCCTTATGCGTTAGCCGACTTGCGAATCCAGGCGGAGCCGCCGGAGCGCTGGATGGTGCCCGCAGTCTTCACAACTGTGTTTCCTGCGAAGTCGAATGGGAAGTCGGCGACATAGCCGTCGAACACGAACCAGGTGCGTGTCGGTGGCAGCTCGAAATCATCGCCAGCCGCATTTAAGGTGGGCTTGATATCGAAGCCATCAGCCCAGCCAACGACCCACGACGTATTTTCGACCGAGTCATCCTCGGAAAGCTGGTAAAGCCGGACGTGCGAGGCGTTTTTCGGATCAGCGTCTACTGAGAACGAAGCCTGTCCAGGCGTGCGCAAGCCGCGCAGGTATCGCCTTACCTTGTCACTCAGGCACGTAATTTCAACTTGGTCTGCTGGGTTGCCGCCCGGGTTGAACGCTGTAATGCATTCCACCTCGATAACCTCCAGCTTTGTCGGGTCTGCGGTTGTAGGCACCAGCGCATACATCTGGGTGCCTTGAGTCAAAATCGCCATTGTGTTCTCCAAATGTTAGGCATAAAAAACCCGCTCATGGCGGGCTGTAAAGTTGGTTGGGACTACCTGAGCACTATCCAGTCGACATCGAAACTCGACCGGTACAACTTTGTTTCGGCATCTTTGCTCTCGCCGCCCCAGCGGACCACATAAGCTTGCAGCTCAATGGCGTTGCTGATTGCGGCGGTCACAGCCCTCGCATCGCTGCCAGTGGCTGCATATACGTCGACCTGCAGCGTGAAGCTGTCGGCGTCAGGACGGCCTGCGAGGTAGTTTTCTGGGCTGCCGGTGATGAGCTGCCAGACTGCATACGGCTTCGCCACGCCTTCGGGTGCATCATCGAACGGATAGAGCCTGGTGGGGCTGACGCCGAGTAGTGCCGTCACGCCTGCGTCAGCAGCGCATACCGCGAATATGGGTGCATATGACATCACGCCCCCCCTGCGGCCTTGGCCGCTCGTTTAATCGCGCGGTCAATGGCCTTCTCGTATTCAGTGATGAATGTATTGGTTGCCTCGGTTATGTTGTCGGCCAACGCCTTTCGCGCGAATGGATCTGCACGCATTTTGGAAGTACCGAATTCGATGAGGCGCCAATGAGGCGTCGCAGCGTTCGCAGATTTGTCGCCGGCTTTCTTGAGGACAGCGCCTTGCAGAACACCAACCCGGAAACCCAGGTCCCCGCTCGACTTGAACAATTTCCCGTTCCAGCGAAGCGCGACGTTGTCCGCGATAGATCGGCCTGTTTCAGGGTCGTCTATCCGCTGCGCGCCTTCTTTCATCTTGTTGGCCACCAGTTGGGCAGCCTTACGCAGCGCCGACCGACCGCCTTTACGCTTCATGTCCTGAGTGATCGATTCGAGTTTCCCAACGAGAGAGTCAATACCCTCCAGTTGGAAATCCACTGAGTCAGCCATCGTTGACCCCCTTGGCCACCAAGATAGTGAGATAGTCCAGACCTGAATCGGGATCGGGCAAAGGCGGGCCTTTGATGTCGTAGACATCCCCTCGGTAAAGGATCCGCATCGTCGGCAGGACGCCGGCTCTGTATCGGATCACTATCCGCGCGGTGGCCTCTGACTGGCTGGCCTGGGCCGCTATAAAATCCCTGGCGCTCAGCGGCTCGACCGCTGCGGGGACCTTGTCCCAAACTGTTTGCCAACTTTCACCCTGCTCTTCACCAGTCACGGGGTCCTGCTTGCGCACCATCGCCTGGAACGATATGCGATGTCGCAACCGACCGGCGCGCACTACACACCCATCCCGATACGGTATGGCATCAGCAGCGACTTGGACGCCAGTGGCAGCTCCGTGGCCGTGCCGATTACCACTTCCTCGCGGTTGGCGAAGAGGTTGCCCAGCTTGAGCAGGCATGCTGCCTGTATGGCCTTGTTGATCACTATGCCGAAGTCGTCCATATCTATCTGCTCAAAGCTTTCAGACAATGACTGGCGAGCGCGCTCGCGAAGACGGCAGCGAATGTCAGAGTTTTCTGGGTCGTCGGCCAACTCCAGCGCAGCCCGGTATGCAGCTCTCGCGGCTTGAGTTCGCTGAATGGTGTCAGCCTTCGCCCTATCCACATCAGCCTGATCGGCATAGAAGCGGCGCTGCAAAAACTGCATAACAGCTTCCTCAGCCGCGCCCAGAAGTTCCTCCACGAGCGGCTGATCCTCGGATTCTGCGTGCAGGTGATGCATGGCCGTTTCTATACTGATAACAGGCATGTATCACTCCTGGGGCGGTTGGTTCTGCTCGGTTTGTGGAGGCGAATTCTCGCCTTGAACAGGCGGTCCATCGATAGCGGCATCAGGCTCAGGATTCGCGGTGGGATCGGAGGCGGTGGAGGCCGAAAGTTTGGCTAATTCGCTTTCGGCCTCTTCCTTCCTGCCGATGAAGTCACCGATCTGAGCGCCTTCAGCGTCGACAATGACCCAACGCTGCCCCTTCTTCGCAATCGTCAGCGCCAAGCGCTCACTGAAATCTGACGTCAGGGCGTTTCCAACCTCGCCTACGATCTTGCAAAGCTTGAGCTGCTCCAACTCTTTGGCCAGCCATACAGGCGCGGCATAAGGCTCGTTGTCGGTGTCACGGATGGTGCCGCGGTCCTCGTATGCACGCAGCGGCTTTATCAATAAATCTGACATATATCACCTCGGTGGGCAGGCAGTGCCGCCCACTTTAGGGGTTGGGCAGCTTAAGCCGCAGCGGCCGCAGCCGTGAGCTTGCCAGTGACGAAAGCTTCGGTACGGTAGATGGCAAACGCCAAGCGCTCTTCAGCGCGAAGCGTGACCATGTTGTTCTCGAAGTCCTTGTCGTTCTCGGTGGAAATCAATACTTCAACTTCCATCCGGTCGAAGATCTGCGCACCCAGCTTGAAGGCACCTACCAGGAAGTCGTTTTGCTTCATGGCTTGGGTTGAGACTACCGGGCGATTCCACAGACGAGCCGCAGTGCCTTCCTGCGGCTGACCGATCAGATAGCGGCCCTGGCTGTCTTTGATCAATTCAATCAGCGCCCAGTCAGTTGGGTTCAGCACGATGCCATCCGAAGGGAACTCTGCCAGCTCAGCTTGCAAAAGGGCCAAGCGAAGTCGGTCGATGCGCTGTTCGCCGGTAACGGTCCAGCCAGCCGGAGACGTGTATTGATTCGCTACCGGAACAAGCCCTTGCAGATTTGCACCAGCCCCGCTGCCGTACAGCAACTGGGACTCTTCAGTGAGCAGCAAGCCATACCGAGCCCGCGCATCGATGTAGCTCTGCAAAGCCTTTGCGTCATCCAGAATCTGACGCGAGGCTTTGAACAGGTGGGCGATAGTACGGACCGACGCTGTAACCAAGGCGGTCGTGATTTCGGAATACGGCTTTGCAGAGCCCTCCGCTACGATCGCAGCATTGTTTGTAAAGCCTGTCTCGCGGACGTACTCAAGCGAGCCAGCCTCGGTCTGGCCGGGGGCAACCAGATCGCGAATGGTGGCCCGACGCATGCCCGGCAGCGCAACAGTGTCCAGGCGCTCCGTGGCCGCCAAGCCACCGGCGGATGTGGTGGTGATCGCGGCGCGAGGCACGGAAACGCGACGGGAGCCACGGAACGACGAATTGACGCCTTCCATATGTTCGCTGGTAACGACCAACTCGCCAGCGGACTTCGGGCTCTCGTTGCGCTGTGTGTCACGGTTGGCATTGACAAGCTTTTGCTCGGCTTCCAGCACGCGAGCCTGCAGCTCGCCCTGCTTCATCAACAACTCATCGACCTTGGCCGACGTTTCTTTGCTCAGGCCTTCATGGCGATCGACATTCTTCTGCGCCTGCTCGGCATGTGCCTTGAGCTGATCACCGATGTCCTTGAGGTTGGCCTGGGTCTGCTTGTACTGGGTTTCGATGTCATCCTCACCGATTTTCCCCATCTGAGCATTCCAGCCGCGATATTGAGAGGTTCCACGCTTTACGAGCGCAGTGGAAATACCCACCAGCAGAAGAGAACCCATAACTGCTTCGGGCGTGGCACCGAAGGTCAGCGGGATTAAGGCAGCGATGGACAACACAGCCATCAAGAATGCCGGGGACAGACGAAATTTCATCATTGTGTGAAGCCTCATACGGGAAAGGAAAAGTTGAGTTTCGGCAGGGGTGGCAGGTCCAACTCGACAGCGCGGGGCTTATCGGACGAGGCAGCGTATTGCGTACCCCCGCCAGCAGCGCGCGGCGTGCTGGACTTGAAATTGGCGAAGAGTTCGCGCCGCTCGCTGCGGGCCATTCCGGCTTTTGCCAACGCGACATCCATAGCTTTCAGCGCGTTATTCTGCTGGGCCTGCTCGTCTTCACGCTCGGTGATTTCGTCAGATGAGAGAACGGCCGTTGCAAAGCCGAGCTCAACTGCTCGTCGGCCGCGTATGAACGTCTCGTCATCCATCATCTCGGCGATGTCAGCAACGGCCTGGCCGCTGCCTTCTGCGTAAAGGTCTGCCATCGCAGCGTCGAACTCTTCCATCGTGTTCGCTACATCGCGCAAGTCATGGCGGTTGCCGACGGCTAGCGTCCAGCAGTTGTGGATCATGAGAAACCCGCTGCTGGCCACTTCGCGCGTTGCACCGGCCATGTAAATCACCGAAGCAGCCGAGGCGGCCAAGCCCAGAACCTTGGTCGTGATCGGCTGGCTGTGCTCGCGGAGCCGGTTGTAGATGGCCAGGCCTTCGAACATGTCGCCACCCGGCGAATTGATATAGACGGTGGCTGGCTTATCGCCGATTGAGCGAAGGGCCGCGTCGATACGCGAGACGGTAACGCCCTCCCCATACCAGTCCTGGCCAATAACGCCATAGATGGTGATGGTATCGCTGGTGGACTCCACGGCCGCTTTGATGGCAGGATTCCATCTGTCGAGCGCGCGCGGGCTCAGCTCGCAGTTAAAACTGCCAGCCTTGGATTTTGGTTGCATGATTTATTCCTTCGAGTTTGCCGGCTGATCTAGCCAGTTCTGTAGAGCTGCCCTTGCGGCTTGCCCGTCATCGCTCTGCCCCAGTTTGTCGATCGGCGAAAGGTTGGTTTGCACAGTTAGCACACCGGCATTTCCGCCCATTTTGGGCAGGTTCTCCTTCATGCGGCATTCGTCTCGCGTGTAAATGCCGTTCTGCACCATGCCTGAATACAGCGTTGCTCGTGCGGCGCTATCGGCCCGCATCAAGCCTTCGATGGAAAACTCTGGGTAAATCTGACGGCGCTGCGCAGGCGCCAGCAAACTGCGACTGATCCCTTCCTCAATGCGGCGCATATAGCTGCGCAGCGTGAAGGTCAAAAATCGCAGTAGTTTCTGCTCAAGGCCGGTACCCCAATTCGATGCCTTATCGCTGTAACCGACCAGCGTCGGGTCCACCATGTAAAAGCGGCAGATCTCCTCGGCGCTGTACTCTCGAGATTCCAAAAGCTGAGCGTCCACTGGATTGATACCAATCACTTTGGCGGAAACACCCTTTTCCAGAACCGGTGATTTACCGGCATTCATCGCGCCACTAATGCGTTGTACATAGTCGCGAAAATCGTCGCGCTGCTGCTTGTTCAGCGTCGCATCAACCTCAAAGGCCACGGTTTGGTGCATACCGTTTTTAAACGTGGAGCTCGCAACGTCCTCCGCCGACATTGCCGCGCCAAACACGTCTGCGCCGTAGGCGATGGGTGAGAGTCCGATTTGCCCATCCAGAGAGAACGCCGGAATATGCATCATGTTGCTGCCAGCAATATCGCGGAGTTGCCCGTTTTTTTCCCGGTACCGGTAAAGAATCTCGCCGTTGTCCGCTACATCCAAATCCATGCGATTGGGCAGCAGGAACTCAAGCGCGACGATCCGGCCGCTTATACGGATGATCTCGACAAAAGCGTTACCTCGCAGCAGCATCGAAGCCACTACGGCCTCCCAAAACTGCACAGCAGTCATGCGGCTGTTCGGGTTGGTGTTGAGAATCCAGTGCAGATCATTGTCACCGGCCACCTCACGACCGCCATCAGGCATGCGCCGGTATAGGCCGAGCGGCAGAGTTGCTATCGTTTCGGAGATGAGGCGCACGCAAGACCAGCAAGCGGCCAGACGCATGGCTTTGTTGATCGTCACGGTTTTGCCGTTGGCGGATGTGCTGCCCACGGTTTGCGCCCAAATGCCGGAAGCGCTGCCGGAGAGAGACCTACCCACCCAATCGATTATCGATGAACGAGGCGCGCTTATTGCGCCGTTCAAGACGGATTTAAAAGACTTAGCCACCGGTCAGCCCCCTTCGAATGAAAGCTGCCGCGACGAAGCACGACGAAGCGGCAGCAAGAAGCGCCCAACCCACGCCAAGCAGCACGTAAACGCCTGCCACTGCAAGGGCAAAGCCCAACACTGCAGTCAGCAGGTAAATGATTGATGCTGTGTTCATTCGAATATTGGGTCCCGGATTGAATCCATGAATCGGTCCACGCCGCCATCGCCGACAACGACTTGCATCATCGCCCGACCGACCGACATGATCAGTGCAACAGCGCCATCGATCTTGTTGTCATCGCCCTGTTTGATGGGCCGTACTACGTCGTCGTTACCGGGCATGTTTTTGCCGATCACGTTGCCGATACACCAGGTCATGATCGGATTGCCGTCATGGTGGAACCTTCCAGCGGTGATAGCCGCTTCCAGCTCTTTCATGGCGTCGGACATGTTGGTGTAGTTCTGGGTGATGGTGATCGGATTGAAACCCTCGTCGTCGAGGTCATGGCTCAATCCAGTAGCACCGTGAGGGTCAATCGGCGATTCACGCAGCGGTGCGTGGTGATTCGCCTCTTTGGTGTCTTCAAGGATTTCGCGGTAATCGATCTCGGCACCATCGGTAACCTCGAGGTGCTTCGAGTTCAGCCAGGCTTGGAAGCGCTCGGACATGCGCTTGTTGTCGCTATCGAACGCTGTGTCGTATGGCACCCAGAACTTTGGAGCCACGCTGTAGTAGTGAGTCTTTCCGTCGATCACCCGCCAAAACAGACGCGCTCTCGAGTTCATGTCCAGCTTTCGTGCAAGGTCGAAACCGGCAATCCACTCTTGGCCCTCGAACTGATCGAGCGTAAGGGAGGTGTCCTCGCAGGACTTCCAGTCCTCCATGTTGAAAAAGCCGGACTTGGCACTTACCCATAGGTTCAGATGCTTGGTCTTGAACGTGTTGGTGAAACGCGCAGATCGAATAGCTCGAGCCTGCTGGCTCTCCAGATACTCCTGAAACACGGATACGCCGTGATTCGGGTTGGCCTTGGCCAGCATCTTGGGGTCAGTCCAGTCGTCACCCTCATCAAGTGTCCAGATCCAGCCGAACAGCTCTTCGTCTGGAACTGTGCCGGCCAGCATCTCGATCACCTGGCGGCGCTTGTCGTAACAAGGCCCTTCGATGTCAGCGCCGGCCGTGGTGATGATGAACATCAACGGCTGACGCCGGGCCCCCATACCGGTGAGCATCGTGTCGTACTGAGCCGAGGTTGGGTGTTCGTGGTATTCATCGACAATCGCGCAACTGGGTGATGCACCATCGCCAGGGTTGCCGATCAGAGGTTCAAACCGGCTGAAGTCGGACGGGATGTTCATGTTCGAGGCGTTGACCTCAATGCCCGCAGCCTGGATCAGCATCGGCGATTTCGTCACCATCAGCTTTGCAGGTCTGAAAACCTCCCAAGCCTGCTTCTCGGTTGTTGCGCCTGAATAGACTTCGGCACCGAACTCATCGTCGGCAACGAACATGCCTATGCCCACGCCTCCGGCTACGACGGACTTGCCGTTCTTGCGCGGCACCTCCCAGTAGCTTTCGCGGAACCTACGGTGCCCGCCCTTCTTCTTTACCCAGCCAAACGTCACGGCCAGGCCGAAGAGTTGCCATCCTTCAAGAGTGATCAACTGGCGCTTGAACGCCCACTCACCCTTGGTATGCGGCAATAGCTGAATCAGCTTGAGTTTTTTCTCAGCCTTCGCCGGGTCGAACTTGAATCTGAACCCGCGCTTGCGACTGGCTGCCAGATCGTCGAAGTGGCGCTGCACGGCCTGATGAATGTAGCGGCAGGCCGGCACCTTCCCGCGCAACAGAGACCGTCCCCAAACCATCGCCTTATCGACGTTGGGGTGGGCGGACTTGGCCATTTACGATCTCAGTAGTTGGGCGAACTCGTTGGTTTCTTTTTCCTTGTTGCCGCCGATAAGGCGTGTCCTGCTGGCCGGGTCCAGGCCCAGCATCGAACCGAACGTCACCATTTGGCGCATCGTTTCGTTCGCAGCGGTGAGCGCCGGGTTTTTCATCGGGCCGCCGGTGGCACCAGTAACGAGGATACCGTGCTGGCGGACCGACTCCTGTGCCATCCGCCAGTTGTCGTATGCAACGCAGAACGCTTCGACGTTGTGTAAATCAGTTATCGCAACCACGTTTTCACGCAGAAGCTCGGGAACAATCATCTTCCACATCTGTGAAGCGCGGTCGCTGAGCCACTCCGGCGGATCAACATTTGTGATCTTCGAAAAAGCGGGTTCGGCCTTATTCAGCGCGCGTTTGCCGGGATTTCCGGCTAGTGCTTTCTTGGCGGTCGGCTTGGGTTTGCGACCACGGCCGGCGACCGTGGCGGTACCTCCCATCGCGCAACTCCAGAATTTTTAATTTCGCGGGTGTAAAAAAACG